AGGAATGTACGAAAAATATTTTTAATAGCCACTTCCTCCAGTAAATGGAGTTACTTGTTCTTGTACTGTTTCTGGGGCTATATATCCTGTTTGTGGTTGTGTTGGTTCAGGGGTTATTTCAGATGTAGGGGTGTTTGTTTGAAATTCATCTAAATTACTAAATAACGAAGATACATTTGGATATGTTCTTTCTTTTTGTAGTAAGATTTTACTATTAGTTTTAATTACATCACCTTCTAAAGACCATCTAATTTTGTCAGCTGTGTATAAAACATAATCATATTCCTTTGATTTTTGAGATACACCTTTGTAAGTATTTTTATCTACTTCAAAATAAACATTTATTTCATTGTTTTTCTTTACAAAATATCTAGTATAATAACCTTTTTGATAGTCTTTTTCTGTTGGTTGGGTTTTAGTAGCTATAATAGGTTTTGTGTTATTTATAAAATTAAAATTTTTACTACTATTTGCTAAATTATATCTTGTTACATTAGGGGTAAATACTATTTTATTTGAAGGAGTATTTGTAAGTGAGATTAATTTAGGACCTTTTCTAGTTATGTCATTACCAATGTAAGCCCCATCACTAGTTAATATATAAGGACCCACATATGGTTTATTTGTTTGAGGGTCTCTATACTCATTACCTGATGATTTTAATATTTCATATTTTGATTTAGGAATATAAGACATAATATTTTTTATGATGTTTGTGACATTGAATAAGGTAGTGGTGGGTTTAGATTACAGTTTCTATAATAATTATAAATTATTTCTGCTACTCTTGGATCATCTTCTTTAATTGACCCATTATTAAATTCTCCAAGTGCGGTGTTTGCATGGTTTATCATTCCATTAATTACATTATCATCACTACATCTTAAAACAACATAATAATTCTCTTGAAGTCTTACTAATGGTGATGCTACATTAAATTTTTTAACTGAAATTTCACCTTTTTTACCATCTACTATTACTTCCCTTTTTGCTATTCCAGGATCTATTGCTACTGTTCTTATCCCTCTTCCTACTGGGATATATGCAGCTGTGTCAAAATTGGGATCATCTTCAGCCTTTTTGTACCCTACGCCTGACCATTTTAAACTACCACCTGGTGTTGTTTTAAGTGTTGTTAATTTAACTGAATGACCTAAATTACCTCCTATTAACTGAACATATTTTGAATCTGCACTAATACCTACTACTATATCACCGTGTGAACTAAATGGTGCATTTTCGGCAAAATTTTTCCATTGATATGCACTTCTATCTGTGTTATATACTATTATATCTCCATGTCTTAGAGGTGTAGTTAAAGGGTCTATAGCTTTCCAATTGTTTGATTCTCCATTTTTTATTCTAGTTGCATAATTAGAATGACTAGCATCAAATGGGAAAGTATTATCTCCTGCTTGTTTTACCATTGAGCTTATAAATGCAGCACTCCAAGGGGTGTTGTTGGTTACATACTCTATCCAAGGGTCTTTACCTGCTTCTCTTGCTCTTTCTTCTTTAACTTCTTTTTCTGTTTTTTTAATTGTTAAAACATTATCTAATTTATCCCAATTTTCATTAATTAATTTGTCTCTTTTACTTTCTTTTCTTAAAAGAGTTAATTGGCCCTTAATTGAAGTAGTCCAATCTTGTTTTGAACTTATTGATTGTTCTTCTCCCATTACTATAAAATATATGTCATCTTCTCTGTATGAAAATGGTAGTCTACTTTTAGGTAATTTAAATACATTTCCTATTACAATACCACTTATACCATCTAATTTTACATTAAATTGTAAAGGTATAACTGCTGACAAACGAGGAACAGGATCTGGTATAGGTTGACCTTGATATATATTTTCTTTTGTATCTGTATAACCATACACTTTATAAAGAAAATCTATAGATTTTCTAACTTGACCCACAGCTCCTCTATACTTAGAAAAATCTTCAAAATTTTCTTCATCTGAATATTGATTTGCTTTTTCATCAATTTCTAATACAAAATTAGTTAAAATTCCTTGGTTGTCGGGATCAAACTGTTGAACGTTAGGGTGTTGGGGTGTTGTATGAAATTTATAAGTTATAGCTTCTAATTCTCTTACATGTCTATCCCAAGATGCTTTCCAACTATCTATTTGTTCTTGGGTAGGTTTATTATCTGTTTTAATAGGGATGGCAAATCTATCTTGGACATTTTCGCTAATAGCAGCAAATGATACTTTATCTAAATTATCTATACTATCAGGTGCTTGAGCTGCTACTGCTATAGTTGTACTTAAAGCACTAGGCAAATTAGTATTATATGTTATGTCTCTTACAGTTGAATCTAAAGATTGGATTTTTAATTCGTGTACCTTATCTAATTCTATTTCTCCTGCGTCTACTATAAAATCTACTACTCTAAGTATTTTACCTGATGCACCATTTTCTACATGTAAGTCAAACTCATGGTTATTATTACAAGCTCCATTTATATCTTCCCATATTTTTTTAATAAAATTAAATAAACTATAATCATCTTTTATAGCTCCTACTTCATCATAATACATACTTTTAAATGTACTAATTAAATATTCTACTCCAATATATATTCCCCCAATATGATAATTGTATTCTTCCTCACTTAAATCAACATCAATATTAACATCTTTAGGGGATATATCAGCTAATTGTTTAGCTAAAGGTTGATATAATTTCTTATATATTTTATTAGGAAAACCACCTAATACTTCATTTGGCTGGTTAAATAAAGTATGTGGGAATTGAAACATCATAGGATTAACTGATACATCCGCAATATTCCAATTTATATTTTTTGAAGTGACTTGAGGTCCCCTTGCAGACCACTCTTCCATAACAATTTCAGATGTTTTTGTTTCTATTACGTTTGGAACTATATTTACATATTTTAATGGTTCTATTTTAGTCCCATCATTAGATAATCTATTAGTTTGTAATAAAAATAAAGGTTCACCCTTACCATTTGTGGGTATTGAGTATTTATTAAATAAAAAACATAAGGCATCCCATCTTATGTAAGTAGTTTCTGATCTTATAGCTGATGTATTATTACCGAAATCCACCCCTGCATCTTCTTCATTTTTGGTTATAATAAATTTACTTAATTCTTCTTTACTAATTTCTAAATCATCTGATAATTCATTAGAAAATAATTCTACTCTTCTTTTTTCTGTTGCTGATGTTTCAAAAAGATTTTTCAGAGCATATGCTTTAAAAAGATTTTGAATAGTCAAATTATTTACGTCTGCTTCTGCTATAGAATATTGTCTTATTTTATCTAAAAATATTAAAGTACGGGGACTATAGGTATACTTTAAATTTTCGTTTGATACAGGGGATCTAGCTTCTGGATCTTTTAATGATTCTATAACTTCTCCTTTTGCTATAATTTCGGTTTCACAGTTAAAACCTCCATCTGGTCTTAAAGAATAACTAAAGTTTTTACAATAACCTAAAAGTGCATCATAATTACCTTGAGAATCTTCTTTTTTTGAAAATATATCTTTTTCTAACTGAGCAGTTGATGTATTAGAATTGAAAAAATTAGAAATAAAAGGTAGGGTATTTTGTTTTATTCTTTCTCCTTTAGCATCTAAAATAAAATAAGGAGACCAACCCCACTCTAAAAGTAAAGTGTAACCAGGTCTCATATATAAGGTTTCTAGTATTTGTAGTTGTTTTTTATTGTGGGCTACAAATTTTACTTTAGCTTCACGAAGTGAACCATAAGCTGACTTAGTACTTATAGTTGCATCTATAATACCAGGCATTGGTACTATACCTAACCCATCTCCTCTAGAATTAGCAGCTAAATTAGGATCACCGTAAGCGCCTCCTTCTCCTATTCCTCCTTGTAAGTTTGAAGTTTTTACCCCACCTTGTAATACAAATTGTTCTGCTAAAGTTTTGCCTGGGAGAGTATTTTTATCTGAATTAGTTAAATCTTTTAATAAAGCTTGATCAGTAACATTTACTCCTGAAGACATTCTTAGAGTACATTGTTTATTTAAAGTGTAAGTAAAAAAATCGTTTTCTCTATTTTCGTTAAAATTAAATATTTCTTTACTACCCGACAAAGTTTTACCAGCACCCGAAGAAATAATTTTTTCTCTTATTTTTAGCTGCTCTGTGACAAACTTAGGAAAGGTTTCTTTAAAAATAGACATAACATTATTTATTTAAATTTAGAAAATCATTGTATATATTTTCTACGTTAGAGGGAATTCTAATTTGTAAACCAGGATTTATAAAAAAACTGTCTCTTTTTACTTTGTCTGGGTTTGCTTTACTTATTACCCACCAATAACGAACATCACCGTAATAATCATTTGCTAGTAAGTCAAGTCTGTCTGTAGCTTTTGATATAATGTATATGTCATTAGAAGACACAGGGATTTCAGGGTATTCTATATTTTTATAGTACCTATTTTGAGTTGTTTGGTCTCTGTTTATTTTTATTTTTCTTAATCTACTAGCCATATTATACTATATTATTAAAATTAGTAGGGCTTACAAAATCTCCTATAGTATTATTTATATTAGAATTTCCAACATTATCTAATCCTTCTGGTAATGAGTTTAGTGTTGAACCTGCTGTTGTGTTATTTTTAGCCGTATCTCTATCTATAGCTTTTTCATTTTTTGTTGTCCACCCTCTAGTTTTACCCCCAGTTCTTAGACCAAAAAATGGTGAATCTGAAATAGATTTTCTTGGAACAAAATCGTGTATTGGGGTAAAATTACAAGACACATCTAAAACATGTGGTAAAACATGCATTTCACTGTCTGTTCCTCCTGTTTCGGGGTTTGCTATAGCTATCTCAAACGGATAATCTTTTTGCCATTTTATATCCATCGAAGTTAAAAAACCAGGTACTCTGTCTAATAAAGCACCAATAGTAACTCTAATAAAATTTCCTCTCATTACTCCTTGTTCTCCTACTGCATAATCAGGGGCTAATGTTGTAGCTAAATAATTTAGTTTTCTATATAGGGGTTTCATTTCAAAACGAGATTGAGCTGCTATTTTAAAGCCAAAATTTACTGATCTTTTAAAACCACCATAAGTGTAAAAATCTTCTCCCCTACCATTGTATTTAAAATTATTCCATTCAGAATTATAACTGTCACCATAGCTGTCTAAAAATGCTCTAAATACCATTGCGTCAACTTCTGTAGGTTTATCTGTGTCTATAGCTTCAAATCTAAATCTGATTAAATCTCTATATGCAACGTCTGTAAAAGTTTCATCAGTAACTCTATGAATGTCTAGTGCGTTTATTTTATCTATTCTTTGATCTTTATTTGTAGTTACACTGTATTGGTTGTTTAATTTTCCTTCAAATAAAATTCCTGGTCTTCCTGCTCCTAATCTCGATTCAAATGTGTAGTTTCTTCCTGAATCATTGTCTACTTTTGTACTTAATATTTTAGAATAATAATGTTCACCATCATAAGCATCAGTAATATTAACTTCTCCATTTTCTCCTAATCTGTTTCTACCATCTTTAGATATTTGGGTGGGGTTAATAGGATTAATTAGATAACTTGAAACTAAATTTAAATAATCATTAGAACCAATTACTTTACCAATTGTAGGTGCAGGTTCTATTCCTTCTTCTATAGATGTAGCTACATCATCTGGTTTAAATTCAGTTGAAAAACCTAAAGTTCCATCAGTATTTGAAGGTGATCTGTAGGCGTGTTTTATAAAACCACTTGTAGGGTTTCCTGATATGTCACCTACTACTAATAAAAAACCATCTCTTATGCCCTCTAAAGAATTCATACCACCTATTGAATAAGATCCTCTAGCTACTTGTTCATTAAGACCTGGCAATGCAGCTCCTATTCCATTATTAAATAAGTCAGTTGCAAAACCAACTGTTTGTTCCCCAAATATTTGAGTAGATAAATCTTTTATAATATTATCTGAAGATAGTAATCCTCCTGGTCCTAATATTTTATTACCTCCAAATAAATTATTATTTATAGTACTTGTAAGTAAATTACCAAAATCATTTTTGCTTGCTTTGTTAGTTGTTTCATTTTGTAATTCATAATATTTGCTAAAAGATAAAGGATGACCTTGATGATCAAAATCGCCTGATGTTCTTTCGTATCTGTATAATATTGTGTCACCTACACCGTAAGTTGATCCAGGTCCACCACTATATTGATATATTACATTTTCTCCTGGTTTAAAACCTATATCTGGGTTTGGACTAAATGGACCTGGTTGGGATAAAGATTCTAATGGATTACTTAAGAATTGATTAAAATTATTTTTTATATCATTAAATGTGTCTATATAAGTACCTACATCAAAACCTAATGCTGTTTGCATTAGAGAGTCACCACCAGAACCATTAAAACTTAATCCGGTTCCTGCTCCTAATTTTTTACCTAAACTTATTAGTCTATTTCCACTTTCTAATCCACTTTGGTTACTAAAATTACCAAATGTATTAGCATCAAATTTTCTACCTGGTTTATGGACAGCTTCATATTTGTTTTGGGTTGCTGCTTGTATTTCAGGATTACTACCAGCTCTGTTAAAGTAAGTTCCTGTGTATCCTCCTTCTGATATTTGTTTTATTAAATTTCCTTCATTAAAAGTTCTATTTGTATTATTAAAATTAAAACCAGTTCCTATAGAACCATTTAATAGATCTTCTAATATATTACCAACGTCACCCCCACCTTCTTGAATTAAAGGATTTGATCTTTGTAAAGCTTTTTGATTTGATATAAAAGAAACACCTTCACCTGAAATGAAAAATTTATTCATTCTAACTGTGTCTGTAGCTGCTCTTTTTATAGCATTAGTTTCTCCACCTCTAATAAAACCATCAGGTGAGTCTGTTATGAATATAGTAGACTCATTAGGTTCTTGATTAACACCAGGTAAAATTTGTGGGATTAAAGGTTCTGGGTTATCTTGTCTAGATAAAGGTTGAGAATAAGGTACTGATCTTTGGTTAAAAACTTTAGTGTCGAATATAGAAGTAGACCCACCATAGTTAAACCCACCAGAGTCTGATGGTGTATTACTATTAGGATATGCTGTTAACCCTTCGGTTAAATCCGATACTAATTTTTTTAATGCCATTTATTTTTTAGTTAGGCAAGTTATTTAAATACTGTCCTGGTGTAGCACCATCATTTCTATCTTGAAATGGTGAATTACTGTTTCCACCTGGTACTGATGCTAAACTACTAATGTGTGCTTGTGAAGCAATGTCTGTGTCTCTTTGAAATGCTGCTGGAGTTTCTGAAGTTACATCTATGTTTAAATCTTGGTGTGGTGAATTTTGTGAACCACCTGGTACCGCCGATAAACTATCTATATGTGCTTGAGAAGCTGCTGTTGTGTCTCTTTGAAATTGAGGTCCTTGTTCTCCATCTAAATCTTGGAATGGTGAATTACTGTCACCCCCTGGTACTAATCCTAAAGAAGACTCATGTGCTTGAGAAGCTACTGTTGTGTCTCTTTGAAATTGGGGTCCTTGTTCTCCATTTAGGTCTTGAAATGGTGAATTACTATCACCACCAGGCACTTGTTGTAAGCTATCTACATGTTTTTGTGAAGCTGCATCTGTTGGTAGTTGGAAATTTTGAGGTGTAAAATTATCCATTTCACCTAAAGGTGCGCCTTCATTTCCGAATCCACCTTGTAAGTCTAAGTTTGATTTTAAGTCTTTTAATCCCATAATTTTATTATTTTGTTATACATATATTTTATTTTAAGTTATTTTAGTAGCATTTATTTGATTATTTGCTGAAAATTGATGGTTAAAAATAGTTGAAGTGTTTACTATTGGTTTACTTTGTGCATTTTGATCTGCCATTGCAACATTTTGGGATACTTTTCGTGTATCTTCTCTTAATCCTTTTATTTCATTTATAAATTCTGATGTTATAGCATTATTATCAGATTGTTGGTTATTTGAAGGTGGGGGTGGTGTATTTAATGTTATTATTTCTTGTTGGGGTGTTGGGTTAATTTCACTTGTACTAGGCCCCTTGTCTAATTCACTTAAACTATCTATTTTATTTATATTAGGAGAAACTGCTAAACTATCACCCATAGCTGTGATAGAGGTTGCTCCAAATCTATCTTGTATTTTAAACGGACCTCTATTTGAATCTGCTATACCATCTTCTACTTTTGATATTGAATTTAAATATGCTATACCTGCTGCTGCAGCTGCTAATGCTACTATAGTTCCTACACCTAAAGTAAGTGCTGATACCCCCACTAATTCTGCTGCTGCTTTAGCTACTGTGATTGCTAATAATGCTCCTTGTTTAGCTATATTTTTTACTATACCAAACCCCTGTGCTATTAAAGATCCTACTATCGATGATTCTAACGCAAATCTAATGCCTGTTAGTGTATTTTGGATTCCTTTTTTGACAATTATAAAAGTTTCTTGAATACCTTGTCTTATTTTTGTTAATAATATAGATTCTTCAAGTGTTTTTTTAATAAAAGATAATGCATTTCCTGCTGCAGTAATAGCATTATTTGCCAATCCAGTTGCGCCCGTTTTTATTTTAGTTAATAAAGTTGATTTTGTAAAAAAGTCTCTTATTTTGTCTATAGCTGAACCCGCTAAATTTATAGCGTTATTTTTTAAATCTATTGCACCTTGTTTTATTTTAGAAAATAAAGTTGATTTTGAAGATATGTCTCTTTGTTTATCTATACTTAAACCTAATGAATTTTTTATATTATCTATAGTCTTTTGAGCATTTATTTTTATTTGGTTAAATAAGCTACTTTTTTCTAAAGCTGATTGTCTTGTTTTTGTACCTAAATTTACATTTTCTGATAGATTTCTAGCTACTAATAAATTATTTTTTTGAGATGTAGTAATTAAACCTAATTTTTCGGCTGCATTATTAGCAAGGGTGCGATTTTTTATCATTCCTACTAATGCCGATATACCTGTGTAAACCTTTTTTATTTGTTTTAGGGGGTTTAAGGTACCTAAAAGTACTCCTCCCAATAAATATATTTGAGCGATAGTATCCCTAACATCATTTTTTCCTAACCCTAAAAAATCTGTAATTTTACCTACAACTGATAATGCTGATCCTAAAGTTTCTACAAGAACCATAACAGGTCCATTAGCTATATCTACAAATATAGTTTTTAGTTTCATTACAGCATCATTGAATTTTTCTTGGGTACTTCGTTTTTCTAATTGTTTAGCTAAATCTTCATCACCTGCTAATCTTGCTTCTTGTGCTAATTGATCTATATTTGCTTGTTTAAGTAAAACATCTGACAATTGATCAGCTGTCATTCCAACAGATTCTGCTAATGCTTTTTGTTGTAAAACATTCATTTTAGTAAAATCACCAAAATCACCTACATTTTCATTGATTTCTCTTGTTAATGTTTTATAATCACCTGTTAACGCAGCTAATCTTGCTCTTTCTAAATTAAGTTGTTTACCTGTTAATAGTTCTGCTTTTAATTCATTACCAATAGATGTTTCAAATTCTAATAATGCTGCACCTGTAGCTGCTACAGCTTCTAATTCCATACCAAATTGTTTAGCTACTGCTACTGCTTCTGCTATTGCTGTTACATTACCCCCTAATTGGGCTGCTATTTGACCATTTATTTTACCCGCTTGATCTAATACCTTATTAATGTCTAATCTAAGGCCTTTTTCTTGTTCAGCATTTACTACTGCTCTCCTTGTTTCAGTTGTTATTACTGATGCTTCTTTTCCTGATATGTTAGCAAATCTCGCAAAATTAGCTTGTGATTCAGCAGACATATTAGTTAATTTACCTAATTCTGCCATTTCTGCAACTATATCGTCTCTAAGTATAGTTGATGCTGTACCAAATTGTTCATTTAAGTTATTAAAACTTTTTTCTATATCAAGCGAATTAATAGAAGTATTTTTTGTACTAGTTGCTAATGTTTCAAAGTTTTTTCTTATACCTGTTGCTTGATCTCTAGATACACCTAAACTTCGTTCTAATTCTGTTATTGATTGGTCTACTGTAAAACCCGCAGCGAACATTGATGTTAAAATAACAAATGGGTCTAACATGTTTTCTTTTAGTTGGGCACCCGCTTCCATTATCCCCGCTGTCATTACTTTAAATCTAGTAGAACCAACTTTAGCAGCTGTTTCTTCCATTTCTTCTAGAATCTTATCAGCTTTTAAGAATTCTCCTACTATTGGAATTTTACCTACACCTTTTACTAATTTACCAAGTACTCCTAATTTTTTTTCTATTCTGTCTCTTATTTTTTCTTCTTTATCTAAAGCATCTAGATTTTCTCTATTTATATCTAAATTAGATTGTAAACCAAACTTAATATTTTTTAATACTTTTTCTTGATCCATATTAGCTTCAGTTACTTCTTTAGGATCATTTTTCATCCTATTGTGTAATGAAGCTAGTTGAGAAGTTACTTGAGCTATTTCAGATTTTGAAATTTTTTCAGTTAGTATAGATTTAGCTATTTCTTTATCAATATCTCTTTTAGATCTACGACCTTTTATTATTGCTTCTTCATCTCTTAAAATATTCGCAGTTTGTTTAGATAAATCTCGTGCATTTTTTGTTATGGCTTTACCCTGCTCATTAGTTATGCTAAAAGCTCCTCCTATCTGTTTAGATAAGTCTATTTGGATTTTTAATTCATCAGTATTAACCCTTTGTATTCCTAGGTTTTCTCTTAATACTTCCGAATATAATTTTTCAAGATCTACTTTTTCTTTTTCTTCTTCGTTAGCCATAATGTAAGATTATTCATATATAAATATGAAAAAAATAAAGGCATCTGCGATGCCTTTACTTAAAAATTGTAGGTGTTATTGGGACTGACATTAGGTCTATGAATAGTCTTACTGTCACCCATTTGTTCGTTACCTTGGGCTTTTCTTGTTTCTTCATTTTGTTTTTCAATAAACTCGTTAATTTTAGTTATATGAAAACGTCTTAACCAAATAGGCATGTTATATACTTCTGAGTGTATGAATCCACCGCCGCCATGGTACACTAGATCATGTATTTGGGTCCATAGAACTTGTCTATACTGAGGCGTCAGGCCAAAAAAAGTTAACCCCGATAGGAACAATTACATCTTCGACTACTGTCCCATCGCTAAAAGTAAGGTCGAATGTTAGATCAATGTCAGGTGACACTGAATCCAAATAATTTCTGAATGCTCTAGCATCACGTGCTAAAAATTGTGTGTCTACAAAGTCTCTAATTGCTTTAGTTGTTCTATCACCATTTACTGACTGTATAACATGTTTCATACGTGTAGTTAATTCAGGTGATGCATTTTTATTAAGTTTTTTAAGACCTTTTAATTCAGCATCAATTTTTTTCTCATCTTCTTGAGTTAAAAGTTTAAATGTAAGTAGTGCTTTTGACACAGGTAATTCAAATTCAAATTCATTTTTACCTTCAATCATTAATTTTGTGTCTAACTCTTTATCATCTGCTTCAGTTAGATCTATTGTCACTTCTTCATTTTCACCTGTAGTTGGATTTAGGTAACTAAAAGTGTAATCTTGTCCATAACCTAAAATACGAGCTGCAACTAATACAGCATTTTTATCACCCACTAATAAGTCTTCTACTTTTACTGAGTCCATAATTAATGATTGTAATAATCTGTCTATTACAGTTCCATTTTTTATGTAATTTTGGTTGGTTAAAATGTCCTCTTCTTTAGCAGTCATGTATTTCATTCTAATAATACCTGACTTTAGAGGATGTCCTTCAGGATAAAGTAAACCTTTTGAAGGTAATGTAACTTCTTCCGTAGGAAATTTGTAAGCTTGCTCTTGTGGCTGTGCTTGGGGTTGTTGTGTTGATTCCATAACGTTATTTTAATTAAAACTAGTTCGGATATACATATATGTGAGAATAAGAAAAGCGCCAAAAAGGCGCTTTTTCTTTATAAAAATTATTACTATTAGTAATTTAAGATGGCGTAATCCATTCTAATAGTGATTGAAATGTTTGCTGGTGCATCTGAAGACCAATCGAATTCTCCAAAGTTTGCTTGTGAACAATAAGCACCTTTGCAAATCCATTCTTCAACTACATCACCTACAGGACCTAATGCGTTAAATCTAATGTCTTTTTTATAGAAATCAGAATAACCATCTCTACCTGTAACTGACTCGTGTGACAAACGAACCCACTCCATTACTGCTTGTGCACCTGATGGTGTTACTGGATCATAAAGTTCAGCTGTGATGTTTTGCCAATCAGCTTTTCCTTTAATTTTTCTTTTCACGTTAATGTGATCAAGAGTTACTTCTCCAAATTGGATGTTTGGTCTTCCTACTTTTTTTACTAGGAATGCTGGAATTCCATCGATGAACATTACAAACCTGTTTTGCAACTTAGGCTCGAATGCTGTGTACATCATGTCGTTTGTGTTTAATATTGCCATCTTTTTATTTTATTTTATTGTTCTATTATAAATATAATCCTTTTAAACTTTTTATGCAGGGAATGTAGCTCCTGTTGGTAATACGTTAAAGTCAAGTACTATAAATTCTGCTGTTTTAGTTGGTTGTAAATAAATAGCACCAATTAATCTATTTCTGTCGATTTCTGATGGTGTGTTATTTGTTTCATCCATTACTACTCTAAACGCATATAATCCTTGTCTTTGTTGTACTGATTCTAAATATGGGTTAACAATATTTAAGAATCTATTTCTAGTTTGAATTGTGTTTTGTTCAAATACTAAGTACTTAGAAGAACTTCCAATGAATTTCTTAAGAGTAATTAATAATCTTCTAACATTAATTCTGTCTAGAGCTGTTGGTCTTACTTGAAGTGTTTTCTGACCCCAAATACAAACTCCTGTTGCTGGGAATGTTGCTATTGGATTTACTCTTCCTTCATATAAGCTATCTCTTTCAGCTTGTGTTAATCTATTTTTAGCTTCTAATACAGTTCCTAATACACCTCTGTTTAAACCAGCTGGTGCGAACCATTCAGCTCCAATTCGATCTGACGCAGCAATTGCAGCAGGCACGATAACTGATGGAGGAACAAAGATCGGTTTGTTACGCGAAGTGTCTAGCACTTTTACCCATGGATAATATACAGCAGCATAATTACTGTCTAATCCATCTGCATCACTAACTGCATCATTTACTGTTGCGTCTTCTTGTGATAAATCCATTACATAGAATGTATCGCCTCTTCCTTCAGCCATATTTTGTGCAGCATCTGTTAATGAAGCGTGTAAGTTTTTAATTACACCAGGTAATACTAACATGTTAATATCATACTCATCTTGGTTAGATAAAATGTCTAGTGCTTTTTTATATCCTAAATATCCAGCAGCACTTGTTGAACTTAAATCCATTCCAAATGCATTAGTGGATGTTAAATTTTCTCCAGTTTTTATTTCTGTAGCAGGATCAATTCCATCTAAACCACCCTGGAAAGGTACTGAGAATTTTAAATCAATTGCTCTAGGACCAGATACTCCTTTTATGTCAATTGAAGCACTTAATGACCCATCAAATGTAGCTGATGCACTTGGGTGCATTGTTAAGTTATCTAAATTAAAGTCAGTTCCTTGGTTAGCAGTTGGATCACCACCCGCAGCAGTTAAAGGTACTGGTTTATTCCAGTTTTTATTGTCTTTATGTGCGAAGTCCCAACCTAAATAAGCTTTTGAATTATAATTTCCACCTATTAGTTGTTGTGAAGCTGAAACATATGCTTTTAGCTTGTATGTTTGACCACCTTGAGAACCATTACTTATAGTATCATTTACTGTTTTAAATCCTTTAGGTAATAATGATGGTGAAGTTGCTCCATTTGCTACTTCACTATTTAATTCTACTCTTACAAATTCTGAAATGTTAGGATAATCTCCTTTTGTCATTACTTTACCAAAAGTACTACTGTATTCTTGGTATCTATCTCCTATTCTTCTTGAAATGAAATTTGGAGAATTAGGGTCAAGATTTACATTAGCAAATTCTTCTAAAATAGAAGGTATTCTGTCTGTATCCCCATATTTTCTAACTTGTACATTAAAAGTAGAATATTGTTCTACATTATCAATAGCAGGAATGTTTTTAAGGTTTGTTATAGAAATTTTATAATCTGTGTTTGTGCTTGTTCCATCAGCTAATGTATGGAATTTAAATAAGTCTTGTGTTGTTTTAGCATCATCTAAAAACTGTGAAGTAATAAATGGTGTTTTTGCGTGATCATATCCTTCAACAAATGAACTTGTAAATACTGAAGCAACTGAACCTGTGATTACACTTAAAGTATCTGTTCCTGCTCCAGAATTATCATCGTAAGTTTCAAAATTAAGATAAGCAAATAATGGTTTATTATTATCTGGAGTAGTACCTATTGTTTTAGTTACATATAAACTAGAATCTGTAGTAAATGAAGTTGAAACAATTGTTTCGGTCATTACTCCTGATCCTGTTATAGTAAATCCTAAACTATTATCACCTATTGTAGCTGTACCACCATCTGTACTATCAACTATTGCTGTTTCAGCAAGTGTTGTAGATGCTACATTTGCACCTTTAAATCCTTTTGAAGGAACTAATACAGATATAATTTCATTTGTAGTATCATTTACAATGTAAGCTGCACCCATACTATCATATTGATAACCACCACCAGCTAATACTCTAACTACAGTTACTACTCCTGCATTTCGTAAATATTCTTTTACTGCAAAAGGTACATATGTGTCTGGGTGTTGATCACCAAATTTTCTGATAAAGTCGTTGAATCCATTTCTAATTAATGTAGGTACAAAAGCTGGGCCTTTTACTGTAGGTCCAATAAATGCTGCGCCAATAGCGCCGATTCCTTGTGGTAAAAACGATTGATCATTTTCTCTCGTAAATACACCTGGTGAAATAATAGTTTCTGCCATCTTATTTTTATTTTATTTTTGTTAATTTCTATAACGTGTTCCCATATAAATATAAAAGAGATTCGCAAACCAAAACTAGTATAGGCGACCTCTTTTGGGTCACCTATAAATATAAACTATATCTCAAAAACGACTACTCTTGTGGAGCTTCTTCTGCTGCTTCTTCAACTATTGGAGTAAATTCGCCTGTTTCGATATTCAAAGATCCTTTACCATACTTGTCAGTAAGTTCTTTAGCTAAAGTGTTTTCTTTTTCTCTAACTTCAGATAATGTATTCAAAATAGATTCTTCTCTTTTTTCTAATTGAATTTTTTGTAAAGAAACCTGACCCATTGCTAGGGTAATTTGATTATAGGTTGATTGTAAATTTTGGAGTGTTTGTAACTCTTCTTCTGTAAATTTAATTGCTTCTGCCATAACTTAAAATGTTAATTTATTTTTATTTGTTAATCGGATATACATATATGTAAAATATAGAAACCGACATACTTTTATATTTTTATTTTACCACTTACTATTTTATACTTACCAGATTTCATTCCCACAAATGGTGTTGTAGCTGGTTCATAATCTACTGTTATAAAAACTTCGGATACTGCACATCCAGTACTATCTGGGTCTATAACTACTTTTAAACCATCTACTATAGTAGGTGTTAAACTAGTTGTGTATGCAGTACCCGATAAGGTTGTTGTAGATGAAAAAACAAGTGCGTCTGATTGTAGGTCGGTATCACTATTATCTAATATTTTACCTGTGATTGTGGGAGTTCCTCTTCCACTGCTACCGGCTGATACTGATAATTGTATACTATTAATAGTACCACCTGCATAAGCACTATCATTGGCCATTGTAACTGTAAAGTTAGCTGTAACATTAGTTTGTGTAACACCTGTACCAGTATCTTCATCATTTATTCTTTCTACTAAATTTGTACCTGTTTGGTCAAACCCTGTATCACTTTCAATACCATCTGGTCTTATTATAACTGTTGCCATATTAGTCTATGTCGTTTTGATCTAATTTAAATACTACTGTTACGTAATAATTTTTAGTTGCATTTAAAGGAGCTTGTAATGATACTAGTAACCTGTCTCCTTCTGCAAATGTTCTATTATCAGCTTCTGAAAAGTCTAATATATTTTTAAAGTTTGTTGCTGTGGTTGTAGTTGTTGCGGTAGCTGTTGATTGCACTGTTGACTGTCTATCTGATATGTTTTGTAAAGTACCTGTAAGTGTAACTCCTCTACCTCTATCATATAAACTTGCGTTACTTCTTACAATAACCTTTACTATTTCTCCTGCACCAGGTGCTACAAAATTATTTCTTCTACTTGCATCAGATGTTGATTCAGTTTCTCCATCTGATAAAGGTACATATTGTGCAGTATTTATATTACCACTAAAATTAGCTACAACAGGAAAATAAATATACCTAGCATCTCGTTTAGCTGTATTAGCTGTTATAGCGTTTGCCTGTGTTGTAGTAATACCTGTCTTAGCTGTGTTAGCTACTATTGCAGATTGTTCATCACTTGATATTCCTCTTTTTGCAGAATTAGCTGTAATAGCATTTGCCTGTGCAGTAGATATTGTTGTTGTATTTCCTGCTAATGCAGTTGTTGATGTAGTACCTAAAGCTAAATTTGATGTACCATACCCAGCACTAGCATGATTACCCCATCCATGAGCTGTGTCAGCTTTTGTTCCTTGAGCTGCTGTAGCGTAGTCAGAAGAATCAAATGCTTTAACTTCTGCAAGGTTAGTAACTTCTGAATCCATTAAAGCACCTGCTGCTGCTACAGTTGTAGCGTCTGTTACATCTGCACTGGTTGATATACCGTCTAATTTAGACTTTAAAGTATCAGTAAAGTTATTTTGAGTTAATCCACCATAACC